CGTCGTGCTGTTTCAACAGCCAAACTACAAGGGCTTCGCTTATGCCCTGAAATATGTGCTCAAGGACCAGCGCGCTCTTGTCGCGCGGTCTCACCTCGCAATGTCAAAAAAACCCCCGCTCGGCCACGACTTCATGATGGGCCTCGCACAAGACTACGTCGATCAAGGTCTGGCACCGCAAGAGCCTGTCTATCAATTCCGTCAGGAAAAGACGGGCGGCAAACTGCGCGACTTCTGGTTGCGCGGTCGTATGCGGGAACTGTTCCTCGATGCCTATCGGATGATCTGGTCTATCTCGCGCGGGGGTCCCTATCCCTATTCTGAACTGCTCCTTGAGCGTGAGGAAGAAATCCTCGGTCGAAACCTGTCCGAGAAAGAAGAGGCCCGGCGTTTCGACGTGCATCTTCGGGAACGGGATAGGCTGCTCACGGAATACCGCGCTGCTGAACAGGCGCGGTATGAGCGCGAAAATGCGCCAAGCATTGAAAAGCGCTATATCGTTGAGCCGACCCACGATACACTGATCGTGGAAAATCAAGACGGGTCTTGTACCGTTTTCACAAGGGACTATGGAACATGGCACGAAAAAACGACAGACGCAGCCGCAAGAACACTCCGCGCGTTGCAAGTACCCCTGCCCGGCGGCCTGCCCGCCTAAGGAAAAACCCCGTCGCACCCCGCGTCACGTATTCGCAGAAGTACGCCGACGCGACCCCGCGCAACAATCGTAAAAAAAACCCGCCTCCTGGCGGCAACATTATTGCGCGACCCCCTCAAATTATCGCGGCCCCAGCGTCCAACCCGACGCAAGCCGCCCGTACACAAAAGGCCCAAAATCCAGCACTAAAAAAGGAGCCTGTGAAACAGTCAACCCCGTTGCGCGACAATCCAACTTGCAAGGATAGGCCAAACAAAAAATCGGGCGGCATGGGGGCAAAACGCGGATTTATCCCGTGGTGCGATAATAAAGGTTGACAACCTATATGTTGTAAACCACTACTCAACTCAAGGTGTTCCACTCGTTCGCCTACGCACAGCCCAAAAGAACGGCACAACCCACAAGCGCAATACTCGCCGCATTGGTGTAAGCATATTGTGGATTATGCCCCAAGCCTCTACTAATCGCCTTTAAGGCGAACACCGTCCAAAAAATACAGCTTGACACAACATCTAGTCAGGCAAGCGCAAAGGAAAAACCATGAACAACTTCGTTCTGGATGAGGTTCTTAAACCCGTCGCCCGCCGCATCGGCACGGCAATCGGTGCCTCTCTGAGCACCCTCGGTCTCACTTATGACGCGGCTCCCGCAATCGAACTGGTCCTCGTGATCCTGTTCGGCCTTGCCTTCGATCTTGTCGTGTCTCATCGCAATCGCAAAGGCAAGAAATAATGGGTCTCTTTTCAGCTATCACCGGCCTCGTCGGCAACGCCTACAACAACAGCAAGGCTTACAAAGCCCAACAAGAGGCCCAACGACACGCGGACCTCTCATCTGAGGCCGCGTTCAACCGCTCTAAGTATCTGATGAGCCATCAGGATGCTTTGCAGCGCCAAACCCAAGAATGGTCAGACGGGCGCAACTCCATGTCCGCCCTTCGTGATGAGGCATCCGCCGCCGGGTTCAACCCGCTCACGGCTCTGGGCATTCAAAAACCTCAAGCCACGGGCGTCGGTCTCGGCTCGGTCAATCCGGCCTCTACTATCGGACCCGCGCCCGCTCTGGCCTCCCAAACGCTTCTCGCGGAAATCGGGGGCCAGCTTGATAATTGGACCAACACCGAAGAGGTCGCCCAACAAGAGGAAATCGCGCAGATCAAAAAAGAGATGATGCTTGAGGAACTTAAGGACCTCAAGCGACGCAATAACCTCCCGGCCCACTTCGGTTACTCCATCCCGCATGTGAAAAGCACTGCGGAAAGGGTCCAAGAAACTCCGGCCCAAAACCCTGACGGAACGTCAAGCGTTCAACAGCCGGGCATCATGGAAGAAGCCGAAACGGTGCCGTTGGAAAGCGTTCCGCTGACCAATGAAACCCGCACCGGCGTCAAAAACGGTCCAGAATGGACCGGCCTTAACCCTGACGCATGGGAAATTGGCGTTTCCGAACTTGTTGGAAGCGGCATTATCCACGGGACTTCCTACCTCGGCAACAAGGCCGCAAAGGAAGTCAAATGGTGGGGCGATCAAATTCGCAACTTTGAACCCCCGACCCTTCATCTTCCCAAACCCAAAACCCGCGCACCGGGTCCACCCACACGCTATTGAAATGGCGTGTAAAAAGTGCAATGCCCGCCGGGTGAAAATCCGGCGGTTCGTCAAGAAACTTACTTCACAAAGGAAACCAAGTGAAAAATCTAACAGAAACTCAAAGCGCCGTCCCAATGTCGGTTCCCAAAAGCATCCGGCCAGATGAAATCCGTGGCGTGACCTCCGGCTTTGCCGGTAAGGTTATCCCGACGGCATACATCCCGGTATTGCGTGAGGAACGTGTCGCTACATCGCGCGTTTCTATCAACATCGACATGACGGAAACCGTCGAACGGCTCCTGAACCCTATTTCAGTGACCTGTCGCGCCGTATTCGTTCCACACCTCGCCTTTGACCGCTTCGAGGGCTCTCTTGATCGCCTCAACCGCTCCTATAAGGGCGAGCCTGACAAGGATGGCGGTGACGTGATCCCGTATTTCACGGGCCACGCCTTCGATAAGGACGCGGAAATCTATCGCACGATGGGCTTCCACGCCAAGCAAGGCGCAACCGTCAACGCGGCAATCGTGGAAAGCTATAACGCCTACATGAACTGGCGGTTCCGCAATATCTCCAACAAAATCACGGAACGGACCCTTCTCGACACTACCCTCGCTCCGTCCGAGTGGTCTCACTCGTCGTTCCGCAACATTGTTGCTGACTTCGATCAAGCCGCTATCGACGGGGAAGTCGATCTGCAAATTGACGCGGGCCGCATGTATGCGCGCACCGATCAAGACGGCACCGTTGCAAGTGCTGGCATCAACCGTCTGGCCGGCCAAGATAGGTTGTTTTTCAACACAACCGAAGAGGCCACCGCGATCTTCACCGAACTGGCGGACACCGGCGTTGCCCTCTCGCTCTCCAATATCGAGATGGCCAAGAAAACCGCCGCCTACGCTACCTTCCGCAAAAAATACAAGGACCTTGATGACGACTTTGTCATCGACTTGTTGATGGAAGGCATTCGCGTTCCCGATGCACAGTTGGCTACGCCAATCGTGCTTGACAAGCAAACCACCATGATCGGCTACTCGCAACGCTTTGCAACCGATGGGTCCAACCTCGCAAAATCTGTCACCACGGGCCTGACCCGCCTGAACATGACAGTGCGAACCCCCGCCATGAACACCGGCGGCATTATCCTGTTCCTTGTCGAAATCGTTCCCGAACAACTGTTCGAACGTCAGAAAGACTACTTCTTTCACTCGACTGACGTCGCGGACCTTCCCAACAGCACCCGCGACTACCTCGACCCCGAAAAGGTGGCCATCGTCCAAAATGACCATTTGGATGTTGAACATACGTTGCCGGATACAACCTTTGGCTATGCGCCACTGAACTTTCAGTGGAAGCGCTCCATCCCAAAAATCGGCGGCAAATACCACCGCCAGGTGGGCGATGCCTTTGACGAAAACCGGCAAAAAATCTGGGCCGTCGAAACCATCGACCCCGCTCTGACGTCAGACTTCTATCTGACCAACAGTCTGCACCATAACGTCTTCGCAGATACCACTGCCGAACCCTTCGAAATCACCACTCTGGGGGCCGCGTCTATCGTCGGCAACATCGTTTACGGCAAAATGCTGGAAGAAAATAACGGCGACTACGCCGCGATCGCCGCGCAAGCGGATGATACGCGGATCGACCAGACCGTCTAAACAAAACGCCTCGGCGCAATACCGCGCCGGGGCAACCCTTTCCTGAAAGACCACTCAATGAAAACCTTCGATCTTCGCGACCCGCGTGCATGGACCCCCGTTATCATCGGGGAAGTCCTGTCTTTTGATGCCTACAGCAAAAATCGGCAAATCGCTGGCACTGTCAATGCCACGAAACCTGTCGAAATGTGGCTTTCCTTTGATGGCAGCATGTCAAACGCAATCCTTATCGGCGCGGGCGAAACCAACTTCAACTTCGCCTTCACCACGTCGATTGACGCGCATATCTGGTTTATCGGTGACGAAACCACCGAAATCTTCATGCGCTCTCCTGCTCTGTCTCACTACGTCGTGGCCACTGACGAGCCTGTCCACACAACCGTTGTGCCGCGCCAGCGCCGTAACTCCGATCTTGATCGTATGATGTACCTCATGCGGTTGAACGAAAACCGCCGCGATGCCGTCTTGGATAAGGCCATCCGTGAGGTCAAAGCCACTGGCACCCTCGGCGGCAAGCAAAGTCTTGAACTTTCCGATGAGGCAATCCAAAAAGCTGAGGATGAGGCAAAACTTGCCAAAGCCAAGGCTGACGCAGAAGCCGAAACCAAAGACGACGAAAAAGTCGTTGAATAACCAAGAAAAAGGGCGGGGGCTTGAGACCCCCGCCCTGCCTGAAAATCTCACACCGTCCAAAGCGCAAAGAAAATATCAGGATACCGCAGCTAAGCTCCGCGACATTGAACTTGTCAAGTCCAAAATGCATATGCAGCGGAAAATGCAGGTATCCTATGATGGCTCCGACCCGGACCTGATCGCCTTCTATCTCAAATTCAGATCGGCCCTTGAGCGGCACGGCTACGCCTTCTATGCGCACTGTCTTGTCCGAAGCAATGAGGAACAATACCGCCTTTGGCGCGCTGGGCGCTCTAAGGCCCGGCCCGGTCTCTCGGCCCACAATCACGGCATGGCCGTTGATGTGGTCCACTCTGTCCGACACTGGGACCTCAACGTCTACGAATGGGGCCTTATAGGCACCATCGGCAAAGAAACCGCCCGCAAAATGAACATTAAGGTCAACTGGGGCGGCGATTGGGGTGCCAACTGGGACGCAAGCCCACCGCAACGCGGATGGGACCCGGCCCACTGGGAACTCGCCGATTGGAAGCAACGCGCGCAACTTTCGTAAAAACTCGGATCTGAGAAACGCAACATTCTTTCGTTGCTCCCTCTTATCTAAGCGAATGAACTCGCGCCAAACGGTCAGCTATGCCTGAACGTCTCCACGGGCAATGCCGGAGGCATTCGCTTCCGCTTTAGCCGTGGCAACTCTTTGGACCCCGCCTTAGCGGCTCGCAAGTACCGCAGCGGGTCCAACGGGTCGCCGACATTTCAATCTGGAAATTCGGCGGCCCTCAACAGTCCCCTCCACCCTTGTCAGACATATGCAGTTAGTGACACTCACAACCTGCAAGAAAGGTCAAAATGTGTTTATCTCCTTGCTCCGTTCCCAATGTAGGTCTTGTTGAGTGTCGCTACTGCTGGCGATGCCGTCGCAACCGGGTCAATGATCTGGTCGGTCGCTGCATCGCCGAAAGCCATACCTCCGCACAAACTCTCGCCGTGACGCTTACTTATGCCGGGGATCACCCAAGCACTGCCACGCTTGTTTACAGCGATGTGCAGAAATTCTTGAAATCCCTGCGCAAGTCAGGCCGAAAAGTCAGATACATCTGTGCCGGGGAATATGGCTCTAAAAAGGGGCGTGCGCACTGGCACATCATTCTGTTCCTGCAAAACAACCCTCTTACCATTGCGTCCAGCACCAAAACCCGCAAGCCGGATGAAATCGTGCTTGAACGTCGCATTTCGTGGGCCTTCTGGCCTCACGGCGTCGTGCTGTTTCAACAGCCAAACTACAAGGGCTTCGCTTATGCCCTGAAATATGTGCTCAAGGACCAGCGCGCTCTTGTCGCGCGGTCTCACCTCGC